CATCGATAAGCCCAATCAAATCCTGTGCAAGCCCCTGTAGATCATTATCATCTAACGCTTCCGCAAGGTTGGCATCAAACCCCATGAGGTCTGCTTCGTTTGCATCAGGGACTAACGTAATCTCCATGCTGCCATCAGACAACGTAACCATTTCAGGATCAACGATCTCGATCTCTAACTGTGCACCCATCATATCGCCGTCCATCATCTCGCCTTCGAGCAGATCATCGATACCTTCTGGTGCAGCATACAAGCCTTTTTCAATTGCCATAATTTATACTCTTAGTAATNCCCGCCACGTCGTTGTTTAAAGTAACGTATGTCATCAGGTTCATCAGTTGGTAAGCGTATGAATCCACCTTGCCTAAAACGCATCAGTGCCATGACTGTCGAATCCACTAGGTCATCATGGCTCATAAAGGGAAATCCAGCAATCTCTTCAACTACTTCTTCTGCCCAGCGAGTTTCGGGCACCCATACTATACCTGATGCTACAATATCTGCTACCGAGTTTAAACGCGCTAGTTTATCACCAGATCCTCTATGAGGGGTATATTCCTGTACTGGCAGTCCCATACGGCGCATCTCTTGATAGATCGCCACACCAGAACTTTTCTTCTCCACGATAAACGCATCGGGTTCCCAGTCAGCATACTCTTCTAACGCCAGCTCTTTTAGTTCGGGAAACTCCAACCGCTTCTTAATACTGTTCAGCAAAATGATGTTGTACGCTTCTACCTCTTCATTAAAGAAGACACCCCACGTCGTCAGGGCTGTAAAGTCAGCACGGTTGTGCTTCTCCGCAGCAGAGTCTAATGACATGATAATATACTCGCACTTGGGCGGATCTTCCTTCGTCCAGATACTCCACCACTCACGCTTAACGATGGCAGCTTCTTCCGCCGTAGGTTCCTGCTGATACTGAGCGTTCCACTGAAAGACCGGCATCGACGCCTTAGTCCGTAGCAAAGCGTCTAAGTCAAAGAACTCAGGCCACAGCGGCTTCTGTACGGGTTTACCCGTCTTCTTATCCGAGGTCTCTAGGATCGCAGGGAACTCGATCACCTCGAACTCATCAGCTTTATCGTTCTGAGTCATATCCCGCACAACGCGACCTGTCAGGTCATCCATGTGCCAACGGGTTTGAATAATCGCTACCCGCCCTCCGGGCATAAGACGCGTACGTGCCCCAAACGTGTACCACTCATAGGCTTTCTCAAACACAGAGAAGTTACCGTTAATAACATCTTGCTCAGAGTGCGGGTCATCCACCAGAAGCAGGTCAGCACCACGTCCAGCAAGGGCAGAACCTACCCCACAAGCGTAGTATTCACCCCCNACACTGGTGTTCCACCGACCTGCAGACTTAGAATCAGAGGCCAAATTAACCGTAGGAAACACTGATCTATAGGCGTCAGTATTGATTAAATTACGTACTTTACGGCCAAAATCTACCGCTAAATCGGTAGTATGAGACACCATCATGACCTTTTTATTGGGGTTTCTGCCCAAATACCACGCTGGATAGAAGATAGANACTAACTGGGACTTACCGTGACGTGGGGGTATGTTTACGCATACCCGATCCTTGTCCCCACCCTCAATTGCCATCAGCATGTCGGCCAGTATGCGGTGATGTTTACCCACAATAAACTCAGGCATCATCGCCTTGCAGAATTCTATCAAATCGTCGTACGCTAACTTACTTCTCTTACGTGCGCTCAGTTCCTCAACTAATTTATCGATCTCAAGGACTTCATCTTGCGTATACTCGTCAAGATTATCCAACATCACTTGGATTTCATCCTCTGTAAAGTCAAATGCGACTTCACTCATCGTCATACTCTTCGTCTACCTCGGGTTTAGCCGGTTCTATACCTAATTCAGCGTCAATGTCGATTACTTCGCCCTCAAATACGATAGGGGCACCCAACTCTTCTGGCGGATTGACCAACTTCTCCAGCTTTTGACGCAGCTTGGCACGTAGATCGTCCGTAGACTGGTGCGTTATAGTGACTTCTGACTTCTCTGCAAACAAACTAACGTCTGAGATCTTACCTAACAGCTCTAGGGCACGGATTCTTACCCGTGGGTCTGGGTTCTCTGACTCTAACAGGAGCTTGTTGGTGACAAGATGTCGTATCTGGGTAGCACTCTCGGCCACAGACTGCCCAAACTCTTGTAGGATGCTGTTAGTAAGTACTAACGAGGCAGGGGTCATCTTAGCAGCCTTGGGGTTGCTCACTTTCTTAGATGTTTTTATAGGGTCTTCGGCGTATTCCACGGCTAGACCTGCTGCTATGGTCTTATCACCCTTGTCTGGCGCTATGTCTAGGCCGTGTTCGGACAAATATAACGCAGTATTGCAGGCCGCTTCCGCACGAACGCGGAGATCTGCATAGGACATATCCACAGATAAGGGTATTCCAACTTCTGGATGAAGCACTACTGTCATAGATGTACGCAGGTTGTTAACCGTTACCGCAAATGTACACGAAAAATAATTTTTTGCAACATTAAGTTGGGACTCCTACCGGGGGGGTGTTCCCTATATAGAGGGGGTGGGGGTCGAGTCTGGTGGAAAAAGGGGTTTGAACTCAGAAAAAAGCAAAACATTTGTGGAGATTAGTAATACATAGGCTGTGGGACTCCTGCTACCTGACAGCGGTGCATGGGGGTAGGGTACCCTCTGCGATGTTAGGGAATTCCCTAACAGACCATTATATTCCACTATTGACCATCATTTGACATCGGGCGCTTGATCCTTATAATACGTTATCAGGTCGAGGCATTCCGTCTCACCACTAAGGAGATATAAATATGTTTACAGAAATACACACAGCGGCATTCAAAGCGGTCAAGGGCTTCTCAACAGCGACAACCGAGGGCGAGAAAAAGAAAGGCGCGCACCTCGACAATGCTTTCGAGGCCGGTCTGCGAGCGGGTCACACGATCTCGCCCGAAGGGAAAGACAGCGCCGACAGCCTATCGACCCCCGAGCAATACGCCGAGATTAAGGTCAACGTGCTAACGGGTTTTGCCCAAAAGGATCAAGCCTTATTCAAGGTCGAGGTCAAGACATTGTCCGACGACGATAAAGCGCGCAAGCGTTGGGTCACTCAGCAAATCGGGTCGCGCATCAAGGATATCCGCAAGGGTCTTCTAAGCCGCGCCATCGACGCCGGTGAGATCGAACCAGAACAGCGCGAGACCAAAACCGAGGTCGAGAAAATCATCGCTGCAATCAAGACAGCCGCGAGCACGGCGCGAAAGGATGAAACCCCCGAGTACAACCCGAGCGCCTTGATTACTGCGCTAGCGCAAACGATGGCCTTAGTCGGAACCGATGACGACATCCGAGCAATCATCGAAGGCTAAACCAAGCCCCCCGCAAGGGGGGCATCTTTTTAATGTTAGGGATTCCCCCTAACAAAACAGGAGCAAAACCCATGACCATTATCTACAAGCAAAAACGATTCTCATCTTTCAAAGCACTTTACGATTTCTGTGCTGCCCAAGCCAACTAACCCACCTTCCCCGCTTCGGCGGGGTTGATACCAGTTCCTAGAGTAGCGATGCGCCAACGTGTTACCTCCACGATACCAGTTCCTAGAGCAGCGGTGCGGGGCACGATGCGTCTGTTAGGGGAATCCCTAACAAAACTAATGTTCTAAAACGCATTTTGTAATGTTCTCAAATGTTCCCTAATGTTCCGTAATGTTCTGTACCAAAAAGAACATTCCTTAAGTGGATGACGATGGAATATAAATGCAGGTTAATGCACGATGTAGTTGTCAAATTCCTAAATATATATAGTTTTTATAATGTTCTCTTTTTAGGGAAATATGCTTCGTTACATTTCGAAGGGGGGGGAGAGATGTTCTCTTCTACACGCAAAACCCCCCAGAGAAACATAAGTCCATCCAAAATCGTCGAAAAAATAACATTAGGAACATTCGAGGTTAATCAAATACTTAGCATAACGCGATCAAGAACATTCCAGTACATTCCAGTA